TATGGGAACACCACTCACAGGCAGTACCGTCGCCAGCACCTACACTGGCCTGCTGAAGACAGCCGATAACGCCACGCTGACAGGCACTCTCAGAACACTCAGCGACGGCAGCGGAAACGATTCCGCACTCCAAGTCTCCACCACCGCGCTCAACTCCACCGGAGACTTCAGCGTCGCAACCAGCCGCTTCACGGTCGCTTCCGCCAGCGGCAACACCGCTGTGGCCGGTACCCTCAACGTCACCGGCGTCACATCTCTCAGCTCCCTTATTACCAGCGGCAATGCCACCATCGGAGGAACCCTCGGTATCACCGGTGGCCTCACGATTCCCGGCACCCTGTCAGTCACCGGCACCTCCACGCTCACCGGAGCGGTGGGAATGGGCAGCACCCTCAACGTCACCGGACTCTCCACATTGGCCAGCCTTGGTGTCACCGGCGCTGCTACCATCGGAACCACGCTGGGCGTCACCGGACTCTCCACGCTCGCGAGCCTTGCGGTCACCGCAGGATCCACGCTCGATAGCCTCGCGGTTACCAATGCGGCCACGATCGGTACCACGCTCGGTGTAACCGGCTTGTCCACCCTGGCAAGTCTTGCGGTGACGGGTGCTGCTACCGTGGGAACCACGCTCGGTGTCACCGGTAATACCACGCTCACCGGAGACCTCGCGGCCAATGGCAACACCACGCTCGGCAATGCCGGCACCGACACACTGACTCTCAACTCGGACAACATCACCGCTCCGAACATTTCGACGGTCACCGTTGATCTGGCCAACGACAAGGTGCTCATCTCCGATGCAAGCGACTCCAGTAAGGTAAAAGTGGTGACAGCCAATTCACTTGGCATCAACGCATCCAACGCTCCTCAGTGCGTTCAACAGGTTGCCGATGATCGATACAACTACACTGGATCACTCACTGGTCCTGGAACCGAGATCGCCTCTGTAACAAGGTCAATCACTCCTCGGTCCACTTCGTCCAAGATTCTGGTCAGCATCGTCCTGAATTACTCAACACTGGTTAACGCCTCTCAATTCGTATTGTTCCGTGTAACCAGAAACGGAACCGAGATCGGCACTTCGATTGGCACAGGCCAGAAAGGTATTGCTTCAGGAAGCTACGAAGACGGTGAGGTCAATGCGATCAACAACACGAAGATCGAGTTCCTCGATTCCCCGTCATCGTCCACTTCAACAACGTACAAGGTTCACATCTTCTCTCCGTTGTCGGTCACGAACCTGTACCTCAACTACGCGATAAACGGTGGATCCAGCTTCACAACGATCTCCGCCATGACGCTCCAAGAGTTCTTCGCATGAAACCCTCCGAAGTAGCCCAAGCGGCCTGCGACAAGCTATCGTTCACGGACTCGGCCACGCTCGCGTTGGCCAAGAAGTTCTGCATCCGTCGCTACTCGATGATCTGGGATTCGTGTCTCTGGAACGATACCCTCGGAGTCGTCTCAACACCCGTCACAGACGGCCAAGAACTCGTCACCATCTCCGAGTACGTCACCGCCACGTACACTTCCGGGACCGGTTACAACATGTTCCTCGACTTCCCGGTCGCATCCCGTTTCACGGTCTCCGGTGATACCGATGGTATCGAAGTACCAGCCGCCGAATGGGTCTCGTTCTTCCAGCTCGATCCCAACACTTGGAACAACGTCGATAGCCGCAAGTCCACACCCGGCAACTTCGTCAACTGGGCTCGCGTCCTCGGTGTCTCCTACGGTGAAGCCGGTGTCCCGCGCATCAAGCTCATCCCGACACCCAATACCAACGGCACCCTCTTCATCCTGGGCAAGAAACAGTCCCAGATGCGCCAGTTCGGCGAAGCCCAGACCATCTCGAACGATACCAACTTCGAGCTGCGCGGCGTCGAGAACGCACTGATGGCCTACACAGAAGGCGATCTCCTCGAATACTCCCGGCAGTACGGGAAGGCGCAGGCCAAGTTCCAAGAGGGCGCTGCTCAGGTCTCCATCATGAAAGACATGGAGCGTGGCCAACAGCAGCAGATCAGCCGCATCATACCGGATAGCCTCTACGATTACACGTTCCAGGACATCCTCTAATGCCCTTCCAATCCTCAGACGCGCTCGATGACCAGATGCTTCTGGATGGAAGCAACGGCTTCTCCACCGGGGTCATCTCCGCCACTCGTCCCGATGCCATTCCTGCCACCAGCATGGAAGAGGCAATCAACATGGACTATGACGACTTCGGCAACCTCGTCACACGCCTCGGGACCCTGTCGCTGACCGGCAACAGCGAATCGCGCAACTGGGAAGACATCATCACCAACTGGGAGTCCACCACTTCCAACTTTGCCAGTAACCTACCCACCAACTCGCAGGTCTTCTCTGGCTTCTATTTCGATACAGCGGCTTCCGAGCGCCTCGTAATCGCCGTTCTCAATCGGAACACCGGTATCAAGGATCTCTACTACGGTTCACCCGGAGTCTCGTACAATTCGATCGCAAGCTCGACGATCAACGACGCCTCCCGGTTCGTTTACTTCGCACAGCTCAACGACAAACTCTTCTACGCGGACGGCTATAGCGCCCTGCGTTATGTCACGAGCACGAACACCAACGCGGCAATTACAGCCGGCAAAATCAGCCGCATCGATGTGATCAGGCAGGGTTCAGGTCACAACTCGATTCCCACGATCACCATATCGGCTCCGCCTAGCGGTGTAACCGCTACGGCCACCGCCATTGTGGCCAATGATGGCAACCTAGTTGCGATTACCATCACGAACCCCGGCAGCGGTTACATCACGGCTCCTACGGTTTCGATCTCACCGACAAACCAGTCCCACGCGGTCGCATTCGTATCACTCGCCGCCCCCGCCAAGCCGCTCTATCTCACCACCCACACCAACCGTCTGTGGGCCGTGTCCGCGGATACCACAATCCAGCCAGATACCCTCTACTTCTCGGACATCCTCGATGGCGAGTCGTGGGATCCGCTCGGTTCCATCCGTGTCGGTGGCGATGGTGATCCAATCCGCGGTCTCTACTCGTGGTTCGGTTACAAGCTCCTCGTCTTCAAGGAACGCTCAATTTGGAGCGTGGATGCCGATCCTACGCAGGATCCAGCCGATTGGGTCATCACACTCATCTCGGGCAATATCGGCTGCTCCTCGCACCGTTCGATCACCGCCGTTGGTGCCGATGTCTTCTTCCTGTCCCGCGACGGCATCCGCTCAATGGCCCAGATCCAAGCGGGTACCCAGACCAGCGTCGGCCTCGCGCTCTCCAGCCCGATCAACGACCTGATCAGCCGCATCGATAAGACCAAGCTGGAATACTGCGATGGCGTGTTCTGGAACAACCGCTACCTCTTGGCCGTTCCGTTCGTTACCGCTGGTCCGTTCTCCATCGGGTTGGAAAGCGAAGAAGCACTTCTGCTCGAATCCGGTTCTTCAATCGAACTCGAAGGAACCTTCAACCAGAACAACGCGGTCATCGTCTACCACTCACTGGCCCGCTCGTGGCTCGGTTACTGGGACAACTGGCAGGTCAACGACTTCATACCCACCGCCTTCTCGAACTTCGGCCCCGTGCTCATGTTCGCCGGCGACATCATCTCGCTCAGTGAAGGTGCGGGCCAAGTCTGGTCTTTCAACGACTACCTACCCAACACCCGCCTCAGCCCCGTGCAGCAGTCTGCTTACCTCGACGGCGGTAGCACCTACCAATCCACGGTCATCACCAAGGCGTACAATCTCGGTGAACCCATTCCGGACAAGATCGGATACAGCATCCAGATCGCGCTTGATAATCCGTACGCTTCGAGCATCGGTGCCTCGCTCTCATACGCCACAAACATGAGCGGGACGTTCACCTCGATTGATCCAGCGATCAGCATCCCGAGCACCCAGAAGTTCCTGGTGGCTTACAACCTCATCAGCCGAGGACGTTGGAACAACATCCAGTTCAAGATCGAAACGACCAGCGGAAGCCGGTTGAGTCTCCAGTCCACGATACTTTCTGGCTTTGTTGATTCTGTGCGTCCTCAGCAATGACCGCACATCCCACCATCATCGAAGCGGCACAACTGCTGAGACAACATTGGCCTACTTGTTCCACGTGGAACGATGATCAGTTGCTCAACTGGATTGGAATCTTCAATGCCAAGAAGCTGATCGGAATTGTGAAGAACGAGGATGGTAAGTGCGTTGGCGTAGGGGCTGTTCGATTTCTCAACTCGATAGAGGAGTCCGAGGATCTGAACAACAACTTCCCAGACGGTCACATCGCGTGGATCGAGATCGCTATTGGTGCTGAGCCATATGCGGTTCAGACACTCTGGTTGGCCATGATGGGGCTGTGCTCGAAGAACGTCACCAAGCTGGGTGGGTTCCGCAAAGGCATTTCCCGTTTGTACGATTTTGACAGGTACTCCAAACTACTGATGAACCGAAGGATTTCCTATGGGCGGATCATATAAAGCACCAGATATGGCAGCGGCCAACCGGGAAGCGGTTATGGCCGGAATTGAAACTTTTCCGCTCCAGCGCGAGATTGAGGCAGCATCCCGGATTGGAGAGACAGTCCAAGTTCCAATCTACAAGGATGGAAAGGAAACCGGTCAGTTCCGAACGGTTGATTTTAGCAAGACATCAGATATCGCGCTGACCAAAGCTATCGGCCAAGCGCTTGCTGATCTTGCTCCGGTTCAAGCCCAACGCCAGCTTGAGGCGTCTCAACTGTACGGCACCAAGTTCGCCGAACAACGGCTTAAAGAGCTTCAGGCTCTTGATCCCGAGCGGTATGGCACTGCTGCTGCCGATGGAAGACCCGGAACTCCCGGTCTCTATTCCCAGTTCCTAAGCGATATCAGCAAAGCTCCCATCTCTGAGACTTCTCCTGCCGCTCCCTCCTACGAGCGCGTGGGCATGCCTACTGGCCCGCAGGATACCGGCTACGCACAGTCCATCCGCAGCGATCTCGAGCGCCAGATCGGAGCCGGTCTTGCTCAGGCTGGCACTCTCGATCCCACGATGATCCGCGCTGCCGAGCAAGCCGCTCGCGCCCGCGGAACCGCTACCGGCAACATCCTCGGCAACCTGTCCGCTTTCCGTGAGGCTCGCGCCGTCAACGAGGCGATCGCCAACGCGGATGTGCAGCGCCGGCAGCAAGCCATTGGTCTGCTCCAGAGCGGCCAGACCACGAGCGATGTCGCCAATCGTCAGGCGCAGGAGGCGTTCAACAACATCCTCTCAGCCACCGGTCAGCGGAATACTGCGATGCAGCAGAGCTTCGCCGGTCAGATGGCCGCGCAGCAGCAGCAGCAGGCCAGTCGCCAGCAGAACATTGCCAACATCCAGTCTGCCCTGGGACTCCAGCCGATCGTTTCGCAGGCTTCTCAACTTGGAGGTCTTCAACAGGGCGCTTCGCCATTTGCTGTTCCTCAGCTCATGCAGGGAATGCAAATGGCAAGTCCAGCTCAGTCGATGCAGATGGGTTCGAGCTTCGCACTACAGAACGCTCAGAACGCGTTTGAAGCCTCGAAGGCCAATTCTCCTCTTGCCATTGCTCAGGGCGTCACGAGCAGCATCGGAAACCTCGGTCAGGCATTCAGCGGATTCGGCCTTGCCGGCTGCTACGTGGCCCGCGAGTGCATTCCCGATCAGTGGGAGGCGTTCTACTTCTGGAAGGAGCTTGTCGGTCCCAAGTGGTTCAAGAGCTTCTACGACAGCAATGCCGAGAAGTTCGCCAAGTGGCTCAAGAACAAGCCGAAGACCAAGAAGATCGTGGCCAACTGGATGCTCGGTCGAATCAAGAGCTTGGTGCCTAAGGCTTGATCTATGGCAACCGATACAGGATCCAACTACTTCCTCATCAACGGTGGGGAAACTCCCGCGCCGCCGTCCACTCTGCCTCCAGAGATTGCAGCGCTGTTCGGTCCTGTCACTCAATCCGGATACGCTCAGCCTCCCGTAGATCCGTTGAGCTACTACAACCCCGCTCCGCCTCCTGTGGAGACGACTCCGTACACTGGTGGACCCACAAGGTGGTGGGAAATCAATCGTCCCACTCTGGAGACCCTTGCTCCAACGCCGATGCCGGTCACTCCCGACCTAAGCAGCGTAGACACGTTCAGCCCGTTGCCGCAGCAGCCAATGATGCCCGTGGAACCGGAGCCCGCTGCCCCGCCCACCGCTTACGATCAAGTTGCCGCAGAGGAACCCGCAGTAAGCGTCCTTCCTGGCTGGATCAAAGACTATTACATCAAGTACGGAACGATGCCTCCGTACACGCAGCCAGAGACACCGCTTATTGGCCCACGCTTCGAGACTGATCCTGTCGATATAACCATTCCAATCGAACAGCAGCAGCCCGTTGTCACGCCTCCTCCTGAGACTGTTACTAATACTCCAGTTCCTCAGGCTCCAGCTCCTCAGACTCCTCAGACTCCTCAGACTCCGGTTGTTACACCAACTCCCGTCTTTGATGAGCGTGTCACCGTCACGCCTCCGCCAAAGCTCCCTGACTTCGAGTTCCAGGAACCTCCTCCCACTCGCAACCCCATCGTACTCCCCGGTGCCTCGGTGCTGAGCAGGCCAGTCATCACGACCCCGTTGCCCGAGCTTCCGGTAAACCCCGTGCTGACTCGCAATCGGGACATGGCTCCGAGCAGGTACTTCCGCGACATCAACTACGATCCCGAGGAGATCCTTGCCGCGGCGATGCGAAGCATGGGCGGTCGCATGGCCCGCCGGTCCATCCTCAACGAACAGAGCTAACGATCTATGGCTACACCCGAAGCAGAAAAAATCAGAAAGAAATACGAACAGCAGGCCGAACAGCGCATCAATCCGCTGCTCAAGGGCCTGACCATGCTGACCGGCGGTCTGGCCGGCGAGTTCACGGGTACCAATGAGCAGATCCGCCAGCGCAATTTGGCAAAGCGGGCTCTGATGGAAGAGGATCTCGCTGCGTTGCAGGAGCAGCGGTTGAACGAGCGCATGAAGGCGCAGCGCGGTCAGATGCTTGAGGATGAACTCAAGAGGATTGCTGCTCAGGACGAAGCGATTGCTCGTCGCCAAAGAGATGCTGAAACCGCTGCGCGTGAAGCGAAGCGGCCTGAAATGCTTGGATTGTTGGAATCTCGCCCCAACTACCAAGTCGGAGGAGATCGTGGGCTTGGTGGCGCAATGGCCGCTCCAATCTCTGCTCTTGAGCCGATCGAAGAAGTTGAGCGGCAGTACTCATACGAAAAGGCTCTCCAAGGTCAGGAGGATGAGGCTCGTAGGATCAAGAGCGGTTACATGAGCTACAACATTCCTGGCAGAGGAACTGTTGGTGGCACTCCAGAACAGATCGCTGCGATGGCTGAAAAAGATCCAGTGCTCAAGAAATTCATTTCTCAAGCGCCTTCTGAAGAGCCTCCGTTTTCGACCAGTTGGGACACTAATCCTTTTACTGGTCTTCCGACCGTGAAAATGAATTTCAAAGGATCGACGCCATACGAAGAGCAGAAGAAGCTGGTTGAACAGTTTATGGGTCGAAGTGGATCAAACCCGTTTTCTGGAGAACCCGCTTCTGGAGCACCGTCTGCCAAGAAAGACGAAAAGCCTACCAACATCCCCGGATATTACGTGCGATTGAAGCAATAACCATATGCCAATCTACGAGGTCACTCAGGAAGAGACGGGAATCACTCTTGAGCTTGAAGGTGAGCGGCCTCCTAATAAGGAGGATATTAATCGCGCATTCGCTTTTGCGGGTGCTCAGAAGTACGCCAATGCACCGATTTATGGTCTTGGAGGATCAGTTCTTCAGGCTCCCCCGAGTCTGTACGAGCAGGCCAAGTCTGTTGCCCCTTCTTTGGCCCGTGTTGCCGCCCCTCTCGCATTCGGAAGGCCGATGCCTGAGGACATTGCGACGACCGGAAGAGTGATCCAGCAAGGTTCAGAGGCTGTTCGCAGGCTGACCGGTGGTCGTGAAAAGCCCGAAGAGTTGCTGCAAGGCGCTTCTCAAATCGAGAGAGAAGGCATCTTGGCTCTTGGTTCAGCTTCCCCAGAAAAGCGGGAACTTGCTGCCTCGCTTGGTGGAAGATTGG